CCTCTGGCACAACGCCGTGAGATCATTGAAGACATCCTTGACATTCAAGTGTTCTCTACGATGAATATCGTTCTCAAAGATAAGGTTAGAGAAAATTCTGAAGAGATTAAAAATATAGATTATGAGATTCATCTTCTTTCTGAGAAGATTGAGTTGCAGAAAAATTATATGCTTGAGTTGGAGAAGCAGAATAAGAATGCAATCAAACAGAAGCAAGATAAGATTGATGAATATAAAAAAGTAGAACTCCAATCTGCTGATGATATCAGCATTCTTACACAACAAATCGGAAAACTTAATGAAGATATGCAGGCGTATCAAAACGCTGGCGAAAAGATTAAAAAGTTAAACACTTTTCTTACTAAAGTTCAAGTAAGAATGAATACATGTAAGAAAGAGCATGAGTTTTTTGAGAAGAACCATGTATGCCCTACATGCACACAAGACCTTTCTGATGTTTTTCGCAATGAAAAGATTCAGTCTGGTCAATCAAAACTTGATGAAATGAACATTGGGTTTGAAGAGATCAAGTCTGCAATTGAGGAAGAAGAGTCCCGATTTACAAAGTTCACTGAACTGTCTACCGAAGTCAATAAAATCAACACGACAATATCTCAAACTAATTTTCAGTTGATGACAATTCGGAAACAGGTTGACGAACTTCACAAAGAGATTTCTGATCTGGAAGATATGAATCCAGATAAGAAAGCAGAGTTTGTTAAGTTAGAGCTCTTGATGGATAGTAAGAAAACTCTCAATAAAGATCATGTGAATTTAAAAAAAGATCGTGATGTATTAATAACAGCTACGCAATTGTTAAAAGACTCTGGTATTAAGACTAGAATCATTAAGACATACCTACCCACGATGAACAAACTGATCAATCAGTATCTTCAGCGTATGGATTTTTATGTCAATTTTACCCTCAATGAGAACTTTGAGGAAACTATTAAGTCTAGATACCGTGATGTTTTTACATATGAATCTTTCAGTGAAGGAGAGAAAGCTCGTATTGATATTGCTCTGCTGCTTACTTGGCGCTCTATTGCTAAGCTCAAGAATAGCGTGGATACTAATCTCCTTATACTAGATGAGATCTTTGATGGATCTCTAGATCAATCTGGTACATCTGACCTTGGTTGGATCTTGAGAAACTTTGATGAAAGCACCCGAGTGTTTGTCATCAGTCATAAATCTAATATAGATGATAAGTTCGATCGAACCCTCACAGTTGAAAAGGAAAAGAATTTTTCCGTCATCGTGGAGACAGTTAACGAAGTGTCCCACGCGCTGATTGGGTAGGTCTTACTGCTGTATGATGTATCCATACACGCAGAGGTCACATGTCCACCCAAGAGATCAAAGGCAACCTTGCTCGCCTTCTCGCTACCGAGAACCTCATTGTGGAGCACCGCAAGGTCCCTACAGCATCCTTTGATGTGGATCGCCGTGTGCTGACCCTGCCGAACTGGGACCGTGCTTCTAGCGTCGTCTATGACCTTCTGGTTGGACACGAAGTTGGCCATGCATTGTTCACACCGAATGAAGACTGGCGTGACGCTGCTACATGCCCTCGTGATTATATTAATGTAGTTGAGGATGCTCGTATTGAGAAACTGATGAAGCGTAAGTATCCTGGTCTGCGTAAGTCTTTTGCTGGTGGATATGCAGAACTTAACTCACAGGATTTTTTTGGCACCGAAGGATCTGACCCCAAAGAATTTAGTTTGATTGATCGTATCAATCTGCATTTTAAAATTGGTGCTAATTCTTTCATGCCTTTTGCTAGTGACGAACTAGTGTTCGTTGTTCGTATTGAACAGGCAGAAACTTTTAATGAAGTTTGTCAGATTGCTTCTGATATCTATTCTTTCGTGAAGAATTCTCAGGAGGAATCTATTGCCAACATTAATGCCAATGAAGAAAACAATGCCAATGAGAATGATTCTGTTGGCGAAAAATCTGAATCTTCTTCAGAACTAGAACAAGATCGGAAAGAATCCGATGATATGGAAGATTCTGATCGCTCTGGGAACGCCACTCCACCTTCTTTGTCTGATGATATGGACATGGAATTTGCTGATGATGAAGATGAGACTTCTAAAACTCAGCAGGCTTTTGATTCTGCATCTAACCAACTAACTGACATTCACTCTAAAACTGTCAACTACATTGAACTTCCAGAGTCTATTGATCTGGATAATATTGTTGTTGATTGGAAAGAAGTTCATGATTGGATCGAGCATGAGTATTCTTCTATTGATGAATCTCGTCTAGAGATACATAATAATTACATCGACCGTGCTAAAAAAGAGTACCGCGAGTTTCGTTCTCAGTCACAGAAAGAGGTTAACTATCTTGTTAAAGAGTTTGAGTGCCGTAAGTCTGCTGACGCTTATGCTCGTGCTGGTCAATCTAAGACTGGTGTTCTTGATACTACTAAGCTTCATACTTATAAGTACAATGATGACATCTTTAAGAAAGTAACTGTGCTGCCTGATGGCAAGAACCATGGTCTGCTGTTCCTGCTTGACTGGTCTGGTTCCATGGTCAACCAGATTCATTCTACTTTTAAACAACTTCTAAACTTGACTGCTTTCTGTAAGAAAGTGCAGATCCCGTTTGAGGTCTATGCTTTTACCAATGATTGGCGCATTGTTAATTACATGAAGGATAATAATCTGAAAGAAGTTTCAGATCGATATGATTTTGCTGAGTATAATCGCTCCCCCAAACGAGAGTTTGCTTCTGGTGAAGTTTCTATCAGTTCCGAGTATTTTAATTTGGTAAACATTGTGTCTTCTCGTTCCAACACGCGAGATTATGAACGGCAGTGCAGCAACATCTGGGGCATCACATATGCATATGATAGGTCTATCAGTTCCTGTGTCAAAATTCCTCATGGACTTGATTTGTCTGGCACTCCTTTAAATGAAGCAGTGGCTTGCATGAATTATATTGTTCCCGTATTTAAGAAGCAGACCAATGTACAAAAAGTCAATGTCTGCATTCTTTCTGATGGTGACAGTTGCATGACTGGGTATGGTCGTTCTACTTTCGATCAATATACCGAAGAGGAGCGTGTGTATCGTGCTCGTATTGGTTATGGTCAGTCTCTCCGTGATCGTAAGACTGGTAGGATCTATCCTATGTTCCAAGATTCTTTCCATAGTGTTACCAACACTTTTGTTAAGCAACTCCGTCACCGATTCCCTGAAGTCAATGTTCTTGGATTTCGTATTATGTCTGGATCCCATCTCTTGAATTTCGTGACGAATTATGGGCAGGGATATGATGGTTACGATAAGATCAGCGCCAAGTGGAAGAAAGAAAAGTCCGTTGTGATTCCGAATCCTCTGTCGTACTCTGCGATCTTTGCCATTCAACAAAACAATCTGGAGTCTGACACCGAGTTTAATGTTGAATCGGGAGCAAAGAAAGGAGAGATCACTCGTGCCTTTAAAAAGATGTTGAACAATAAAACGACCAACAAGAAACTCCTTAACTCTTTTGTCGAGTACATTGCTTGACAACTCCTTTTTTCTACTATATAATGTGTACAACTTCGTAACCCTATCATTGAAAAACGATGCGTAAATGGAAATCCCTCTGCCTTGAATACAAAAAGTATGAGCAGATGCACAAAGAAAATATTATGCTGATGGCTCTGCAAATGCAGATTCGTTCTAATCCCAAAGGAAAACAAGTTAGATTTCTTCGTGAAGCAGCTAAGAATTACTGCATGAAGAACTTCCCTAAGGCATATCGTCAGATGGAAGAGACTGACTGGGATGACGTAGCAAAACGCTACAGCACTTTGTGGCAGCAAGAGAAGAATTCTAACGATAAGTTTGATAAGTATCGCGTTGGATATCCAGCATTTTTCTATAAGAGCAAACAGGAAGCAAATGCCCCTGGCGCTAGTGTTGATGCAAAAGTTGTCAACAATGTTCAGTTCCCCATCCCTCTGTGGGATGACAGCGAACCTGATGAAGGCAACAATGTGATTCCTGGTATTGCAGAAAAGGGTGCTATTCTTGCAGAACCCCTTCAACCAGTTTCTACAACTGTTGAGATGGTTCCTGGTTCTGACAATTGGATCAATGCCCTAGCAGATAAATTCTCCAATGTCAATGTCGTTATGTCGCCAGATGGCAGTCGAACGATCCAGTTCAGCAAGTGACCACATCGCCCCCACGGGGGCGATTTTTTATGTATAATACCTATATCAACGAAACACACCATGCCTGCTAAGTCCGACCTGACCACTCTCCAACTCACTTCTTATTTGTCTGAGACCTATGGTAACGATATCAATGCTGATCACGTTCGTTCTGCTGCTGATAATTTTGGAGTGACCTATGCAACTGCTGTCAAGCGTCTGCGTGATTTCTATGTTCGCCGTGGCACTTGGAACCTGACTGTTGCCGAGCAACTTGAGCAGACCTATCAAGCACCTGCTGCTGTTGCTATTACCGAGCGGGAAGATCAGAACCTTGTTCCTATCAAAGATGAGAATTATGTCCCGTTCGGGAACTTTGCTGATGTGAAAAAGATTATCCAATCTGGTATCTTCTACCCGACTTTCATCACTGGTATGTCTGGCAATGGTAAAACTGCCTCTGTTGAGCAAGCATGTGCTGCTCTAAATAGAGAGCTCATTCGTGTAAACATTACCATTGAGACTGACGAGGATGATCTTATTGGTGGGTTCCGTCTTGTTAATGGCGAAACTGTCTGGCATAATGGACCCGTCGTGGAGGCTCTTTCGCGTGGAGCTGTTCTCCTTCTAGACGAGGTTGACCTGGCATCCAATAAGATCCTGTGTCTGCAATCTATCCTTGAGGGTAAGGGTGTCTTCCTGAAGAAGACTGGTAAGTACATCCAACCTGCTGCTGGTTTCAATGTGATTGCTACTGCCAACACCAAGGGTAAGGGCAGCGACGATGGTCGTTTCATCGGCACCAATGTTCTGAATGAAGCATTCCTTGAGCGTTTTGCCTTGACCTTCGAGCAGGAGTATCCTACCCCTGCTGTTGAGAGCAAGATCCTGAAGAAGGTTGCTATGTCTCTTGCTATTGCAGACCATAAGTTTTGTGAAAATCTTGCCACTTGGTCAGACATTATCCGTAAAACTTTTAAGGATGGTGGCATCGACGAGGTTATTTCTACCCGCCGTCTGGTCCATATCATGCGTGCCTATGCCATCTGGGGTGACCGTATGAAGTCGATTTCTGTTTGTGTCAATCGTTTCGATGATGAGACTAAGCAATCGTTCATCGAACTTTATGATAAAATCGATGCTGATGTTAATCCTAATGTTGAAGAGGAGGCTCCTTTCTGATGATTGGTAGTGGAGAATGCACTTTTATCGGTAGTGTCATTCGCCTTCGTGGCGGTGGCACTGCCAGAGTTTTCCGAGTTGAGGGATCTAAAATTCATATTGTGGACATTGACGGACAAGACAAAGAATGCTATTATGATCAAATCGAATACATCTGTACACCATGATGAAGTATGATGAAGACACAATTCTAAAAGAATTGCGTGACTATATTACCTCTACTTACAACCAACACTATTCTGCAGGCAACGATGCCATCCAAACTCTAGATTTAATTGAATCCTGTGGTGACGCTGAGGCATTCTGCCGAAGCAATATTCTGAAGTATGCAACCCGATATGATAAGAAAGGATCTGCCCGTCGTGATATCATGAAGATTCTTCACTATGCCGTGCTTCTGATGCACTTTTCTGACAAATCTATCACCCTTGAAAATTACCCTCAATGAGCACTGTTACCCTTTCTACTAAAACTCTAGATGTCCTCAAAAACTTTTCGTCGATCAACTCATCTATCGTATTCCGAAAAGGAAGCACAGTACGCACTATTAGCAATGCGGAAAACATACTCGCAAAGTTTACTAGCGAGGAAGTATTTCCAGTGGACTTCGCTATCTATGATCTCAGTCAGTTCCTTTGTGGGATCTATTTGTTTAGCAACCCTCAGCTTGAGTTTGACAACGAAAATTTTGTCACTATTCGTGGCGGTCGTCAGTCTGCTCGCTATTATTTTTCTGACCCAGAGATTACGCTTAAATCTGCTCCAGAGAAAAATGTAAATTTCCCTGATGCAGACATTCAGTTTAACCTAGACCCAGAGAGTTTAGTTGATTTGCGTAGAGCATCTTCTGTTTATGGTCTGCCCGATCTGACATTTAAAACCGTTGCTGGTGAAGATACTGTTACTTTAGTTCTTCATGATAAAGAGAACGACACCAGCAATACCTACGAGCAAATTGTTCCTGGATGCTCTACAGATTCTTTTAGTCTTGATGTGAAGATCGAGAACATCCGTGTGATGCCTGGGCAATACAGTGTAAAAGTTTCTAAGCATCTCATTTCTGAGTGGAAGAACTTCAACACTGAACTTGTTTATTACATTGCTCTTGAACCCTGATGAAACACATTCTCTTTACACTTAAAGAGTGTAACAAATCGTTCTTAGATGACGAACAGTTTGTAAGGGATGTTGTTTATCAGGCATCAGTAAAGTGCCAGTCTACTCTCCTGGCACTTCATTCCCACAAGTTTGATCCTCAAGGTGTAACTTGTGTCGCAATGCTAGCAGAGAGTCACATTAGTATTCATACTTGGCCAGAAACTGGCATGGCAGTGTGTGACATCTTTACCTGTGGGGATCACACGAAACCCAAGGAGGGTGTAAAATACATGAAGATGATGCTTGACGCACAGAGCATCGTTAGTAAATCTTTCACTCGCCCTCTAGAATGAATATCTTTGTCACACATCCGTTCCCTGCTGAAAGTGCCATCTGTCTTCCTGACAAACATGTTGTCAAGATGCCATTGGAATGTT